CAGAGCCAGAACCGCCGCCAGAACCGCCACCAGATGATCCTCCACCACCAGAGCCAGAACCACCGCCAGAACTATTTCTTCTTCGCCCACCAGAACCAGAATCAAATGCAGTACCGCTGACAAGAGCAGTTCCACGTCTATTCCCGGTTGTGATTTTCCCTTTTTCAAATATCTGCTTCGTCTGTTCGGCGTTAAAGATTATATCATCTTTTTTATACTTGAAAAATTCTGCTGCATCATCTCCAATAGTGAAGAACTTACCATCTCGAACAATTAGTTCTTGACCTAATTCTCCACCAAGGGCAACTCCACCAGTTTTTGTTCCCCAATCTCCATGAGCATACGCACGACCAACATGAGCAGTTCCCCTCGAATGAGCAGTGCCAGCAGCACCACCACCGCCACTTGGAGGACTTCCAACAGTTTTAATTGTATATGTAACTGTCCTACTTATATTATTATAAGTAGGCTCTGCAGGAGCATACAAATGATATGTTACATTAGGGTTTTGATCTGGATATTTTGGTGCTTCTGGAGCATCAATGCTATAAGTTACTTTCGGGTTTTGATCTTCGTAAGTCGGTGCTTCAGGAGAGTCTACGGAATACGTTACGGTTACTGTTTGCGAAGTGTCCGTCAGTGCTTCAAATTGTGAAGAATCCAAAGTTACAGTAACAGTAGTTTCTTCTGTTGCGCCGTTCAATGCTTCAAGTTGCTGCCTTGCAGAATCTACTTGTGAATCATCAATATTCAGAGTAGCAGCAAGAGTCTTATTGTCCATTGACATAAGTTCATCAATAGATGAACCATTTTCAATAGCAACTTGAATAGACTTTGTAACCTTTTGACCGTTAAGACTATTTATCGTGCGATCAAGTGTTTCAAGAGTTTGCTTCGTTTCTTCTGATCCATCAGAATTAACTTCTATTTCTGCTTTCTGTTCATTCAGTTGTTCGATAAGATTATCAATATCTTCCAAAGAAGCAGTAGCAGTATCTATGTCTAAATCAATTTCTGGTGAAATTTTACCTTGTGATTGCAAATCTCCAAGGGCTTCTTTCATGGTTTCAAATTCGGAACTACTCATTTCAACAGCCATGCCAGCGTCAATCATTGCACGTTCCATTAACTGTATAAATTCAGTTGTAGTACCAAATTCTTCCGCTACTTGTTGAAGTTTTTCGCCCGTAAAATCGAATGCATATTGTCCGTTCTCGTCAATGGTTGCGAAACTGTCACCCATTTTCGCATTAACATCGTCCAAGAAATTAAACAGACCGTCAGATACAAGGTTTCCGTCCTCAAAGGTAAAGTAATCTTTAAGGCTATGTCCAGTACCCTCTATCGTTTGACCAAGTTTCTCAAAATCGGCAACAGCATCACCAGTTCTTTGAGAAGCACTAAGCATTAAGTCAAGATATCCGTTCAGTGATTCATCACCGTACCAACCTTGATCCAATACTTTTTGCATTTCTTCGTAACCTTTGGCTACACTCTCGAAAGAGTCTCTTTCATTTCCAGCACTTTGTGCTTGCTGCCATTTATTATAAGCAGAAGTCAGTCCATCAAATTCAGCAATCAGCAGTTCAACATTAGAGATATCATCCAAAATAGAACTAACTGGTCGCAGACCTTCTGATGCAAGTTGTGCATCAATTTCAGCCTGTGAAAGCCCCTCTGTTGCAGATTTTAGTTCTTCTGCACGTTGTCGGCTTGTCTCATATTCGCTTGACAGATTTGATAACTCATTTGCGAAACTCTGTTTCTTTAAGTTCTCATACTGTGTCTGTAATGACTTTAAGGCTTCTTCGTTTAAGTGAACACCGTTAGCGGTGCGTTCAAACAGTTTGTCAGCGTTAAATCCTTCCAGACCACCGTACATCTTCTTAATGTTATCAATAGCACCAGAAGATAAGCCTTTACCTGAGTATGATTCTTGAAGTGCGCTATACAGATTTCCAAAATCTGAAACTTCCGCATCAATATTAAATGTAAAACCTTTTGAAGCGGTATCGTAAATTGAAAGCATATTTTCACGGAGACGAACAAGTGCTTGTCCGGCATCGGTCTTTTCGCCACCAACTTTTGCAATAGCTTCATCAAACAGATTCATCATACCTGTTGATTTAGACGTTACATCATACAAGTCTCCTTGTACAACACCTAAATCAATCAGTTGGTTACAGAATGCTTCAACACTCGATTGATTTGAAGAATCAACAACACCATATGCTTCTGCTGCATTCTTCAATACAGTCATTGCTTCTGAATACTGATTTGTCGCTCCGTCAAGGAACGTTTTCATAAAATCTGCTCTTGTAATACCACTAAGGTCTTTTATAGCATTTTGCACTGATTCATCTGAATCCATGACCTTTTCTTTGAAATCTGCGAACTTAGTTCCAGCATCATCCAAAGAACCAATTACATTTTGCATTGCATTTTGAAGTCCAACTCCAAAATTACTCATATCATAGTCATTGAGTTCAGCAAACTGTGTTTGAAGTTCGACCATTGCATCGACCCCAAGTTCACCCTTACCCCATGAATCATAAGCATTTTTCAGCGTATCAAGCTGTTCTTTATATGAAGATAATCGCTTTGTAAAACCGTTATCTGAATCATCTTTTAAAACAAAATCAAGGTCGGAGAGTGTACCGCTTAATCCTTCAAGAGCAGTTTCCGTTTCCGTGACTGCATCTTGCGCAAGGACTCCAGCATCTCCAAGGAAATCAACGAAACTTTCAATCTCGCCTTGACTTGCATCCATAGAAATGTAGCCCATTTCTTGTGCAGCAGAAACAAGGTCTTTAACCGCACTCGTGCCTTGATTAAGGTTATCAGGATCAAAGAAGTAATTATCTAAGAACTCACCCTTAGTCATTCCGAGGTCTTTCAGTTCATTAGATAAAGAACGGATAGATTGTGCAGTTGCATCCGTAGAATCGCCAGATAATGCTTCTTTAAATTCTATGGCGTGTTCAGTTGCACTATCTAAACTCGACTCGATTTCTGTAACATTGTCGGTATACTGTGCAAATCCTTCATCAGACTCTAACATACCATGAATTTCATCATGCATATTCTGGTATGTTTCTCTTGCTGCTACAATTTCAGATTCTTTACCGCCAAGCATTGCTTTATTATAGGCTTCAATAGCTTCGGCATAATCTGACAAACGTTTAGCGGCAGTTTCCTTATTCCCGGCACTATCTTCATAAAATGTTTCATCTGCCATCAATTTAGCTTCTTTTGCAGCTTCATAGATTGCAGAATATTTATCTATGATTTCATCGGCTTCGGAAAGAACTGTTCCAGCACCTTCAAACATAGATTCAAGCCCCGGAAGTTCACCAAGTTCATCTTCGGCAGTCCGCACATCAGTCATGAAATCGTTTAAGACTTCTTGCGCCTGTGTTGGATCACCGACAAACCGCAACCGAATCGTACCATCGCCCATATCATCTATTTTAATGTTATCGGCGTATTTCTTAGCAATCTCCTTTAATGTTTCATTGCTTTGATAATCATAAGAAACACCAAGAGATTTACCAGCTTCTACAAACCAGTTCCCATCGCCACCCATAGTTTCAGTCATTTTCTTTTCAGCTTCTGCTATGGCATCACGATTTTCGTTTAGATATCTATTCGCATCAGCTTTTGTAAGCTGATTTACAAGTCCGATTTGAGTTTCGAGTTTACCATTGACAAGATCAAGTCCAGCGGCTTCTTCTCCATAAGTTGAATATAATTCACTCTGGATTTCAGCTAATCGCTGTTTGGCTTCATAAGCCTCCATTTCTGAAAGAGTACCTTCAGCGAGTTTTGTTTTAAGATTCTCAATTTCTGTAACATAGTCTTGGAGACTCTTTTGACTATCCTGAAATGTTGAAGCACCTTCTTCGGCTGCTTGACGGGCTTCTTCGACTGACTTTTGATGTGCTTGGACAGCCCTTGTAACGCCGAATATTGCTGCTCCGGCAAGAATCGCCCAACCAATAGGGTTAGTCAGTAAGAATGCCATGACAGCTTGCGTTGCAGCGACTACAGATGCAGTTAAAGCAGCAAATCCACCAGTTGCACCAGTAGCAGCAGCACCAGCAGCGACAGTCGCAGCAGCTTCGGCAGCTTCTGCTTCTGTTAATCCCATAGCTGCAAATACTGCGGTCATTTGTGCTTCGCTTAAACCAGTCATACCAAGAACTGCAGCAGCAGATTCAGTGGATAGACCTTGCAAAGCAGCGGCAACAGCTTGAATACCAGCACTGCCAGTACCCATTGTATTTAATATTGTACTTACTTCTTTTAAAGCAGTCATTCCTTGCGCAGTTTCGCCCATTGTCTTAAAGACTTGGACGATACTTGCTAACTGAGTCATATTCCCAAAGGAATTTCCACCCATTAGAGTAAGCATTTCTTTAAACTGTGCTAATCCACCAATATCACGAATTACGTTTCCTATATTTTTTAGTGACAAATAAATAAATATATGATATAATATAAATGACTATTTATGGAGGTAAATCCTATGTCATTTAAAGCTAATAGAAATTGTCCAAATTGCGGATTAGATCAATGGTGGTCTGTCGATAATCCGACAGAATATATTGAATTTTGTGAAAAATGTTCAAAGAGTATAAGTTTTGATAAAATACAACCAAAAGAAAATTTTGTATGTGATTCATGTGGTTCAACTGAATGCGTAGAATTAGATACAGATTTGGATTTTTCTCTAATGTGTGCAAAATGCAAAACTACAAAAATCATATTTACAAAACACGAAATAACAGTAAACAATAGAAATAAACCAAAGCGGTCACAAGAGGAAATACAAGCGTCTATTCAAAATCTGAGAAATATGAGAGAAGAGATGCTTACTCCAAAATGTCCGAGATGTGGCTCAAAACATATTGTCACTGGCAGTCGTGGATTTTCTTTATTAACTGGATTTATCGGGGCGAATAAAACAGTTAACCGTTGCGCCAACTGTGGTTATTCGTATTATCCTAAACGATGAATTTCTTACGTTCCTTTCGGAATACTGGCTATGAAATATAGCTAAATTCGTAAGGCTATATTTACTATGCTTTAAAAGCTATAATCATATGGCTGACTATAACTATAGGATGGGTAGTCTCTGAGGATTTATACTACAACCAAAAGAGAAGAGTAGTATATGTCCTGCTCGTTTCCCATTATCACAGTCCGTAGCACGTTACAAACGCTTTTTTTCAGCATAGACCATCTGTGCGATTTTTTCTATCTTTCGATCACATTCAAGGCTATCGTTGCCGATTCCTTTGTAGTTCACACAGCTTTAGGGATTTCAAGCATTTACTCCTTATTGTGGATTTTTTATAGAACATCCACCACCTATACCTTGTCTACAACGCCATTATGTTGTTTCCTTGGTATAAGCGGACTCACTTCAAAATATAGGAAGTGCGATTTCTCGCTTAATCAAAGTTCTTTACAAATGCTGCAATTCCAGCACCAGCACCGATTGTTCCAAACAATCCTAATTTTTCAGTCAAAGCATCAATTACTTCGAGAACTTTTGTCAGACCAGTTACGGCGATACCAATATCTTCACGTTGGAAGAGGTTCTGCGCAATTCCTACAAAAGATTCTTTCATTGCATTGACTTTGTATTCGATGGATTCTTGCACAATACCCATTTCACGGTCTGCTGATCCGGCACTGCCAGCCATTTCATCCATCGCTTTTCTCGCAGCGTCAAAGTTGTTAATTGTGGCTGCTATAATTTGACCCTGACGTTTTCCTGCAAGTGCTTCAAGCAACTGTGCTTGATTTTTGTCAGAAAGTTGGTCATATATTTGACTGATTTCGTCTAAAAGTTCATATGTACTCTTGAACTCTGTTTTTGCATCATCTTTAAACAGACTTATGCCACCGGGTTTTTCGGCGGTTTTGGTAAGGTCTGCAATTTTACCAGATAATTCTTCGACATCATTTGTGAAGCCTTGGGTTTCTTCGTCATACCCACGCACACGCATGGCAACTCCTAAATATTAGATATGTTATCGCTATCACATACCCTATTGCTAATCAAATACTCCTACTTCTTTTAATTTCTCAAACAAAAAAGATTCCATGTCATCCTTTTCCCAATACGGTACGATGATTAACGGAATCTTGTTGTCCTTACAATATTTTTCTTTTGTTTCAAAGCGTTTCTTTGTTATCTCAAACTGTTCATTCGCCCATTGTTCCCCATTGTTAGCGAAATCAACAGGTCTATAATGTTGTTCTCCATTATATTCAAATGCTATATTGTGATCTATGTCATATGCGTCAAATTTCAATTTTCTTTCATATATACAATCATCAATCATATATTGTTGAACATAATTGATTCCGAACTTATTTAATATGTCAATCATCTTTCTTTCGCCTATTGATATGTTGCAAGTAGGACATCCTGCACTCGTATTTAATAGATTGGCTGGATATCCATACCAAATAGTACCGTCCAATAAACATTCACATTTAATCTTTTTATGTGTATTAGAATATTGACCTAATACTTTAATATTTGGATTGACTTGTTTCAATTCGGAAATAAATTTATCATGACTTTTTCTTTTTGCTGTTTCTACAATTTTCCGACCACATTCAGGACAACCAGAACCATTACTTGTTAATACCCTTGCCTTTGTAGACCATGTATGTCCACACTTTCTACACTTGCATTGAACATAATTCTCGCTGCCAGTATATTCAGATAATAATTCTACATCTGGATTTATCACCATAGATTTAATTTCATCTGTTGTTCGACTTCTTCCAGTACAATATTTACATCCTTTTTTATATGTTTTGAAATGACTCCAATCAATCGACTGTATTCCTTTGTCAAGATGGATAGGACATAAAAAATCAATCATTGTTCCTTTATGTGGGTGTTTGTGGTTTCCAATATATCTTAAATTTAACTGATTACATTTATCTTTGTAATCTTCTTCTGTGTATTTATTTATTTTCAATATAAAACATTATGATTAGCAATACTCATACCTTCGCATGAGAGTAGATCATGTTTTAACCACGGTAATAATACCAGCAGTCATACCTTTTCCATTTAACGGATTTTCACCGACATTATTTAGCGATTATGCCGTACTCCTATTGTTGCAGTTATTCAGGATTTCCACCTTTATTCACAAGTCTGCAACCCGACATGGGGATGATCGTTGAACGTTTACCCTCGACTTATCTGTTTCATGTTCTGAAATAACGTTAGGGTACTTCGCTGCAAAACTATGATTGTTATAGCACTTAGGTTTTTGACCATATGCCATCCTTACGTTTTTTCTGCTTTCGCACCGTCATAATGTGATTTCTCCACTATTGTGGTGTAAGGCTTTACATTTTACTTGCAATTAAATATGTTCACTATGCACATTTCTGTACATAAAGACAGTTAAAAATTTTTGTCTTGTAGGCTGTTCCAACGGACGCTGCATCCCGTGTAATTTCCACGGCAGCAGTTTCCAAAGCGATAGTCTCGTCTAACGAGTTGTTGGCTTCAGCCATAGCCGAAGAACTTCTCTGTAGCATTTCTACAATCTCCAGATTTGATGTCGCTGCAGTGTTCCCGATCTGGTTAATTTTTGACATTACTCCATCGAGTACATTATCAACATCTACGTCAAAGGCTTTCATTACGCTCACAAGCCCGTCAGTCGCTTGATCCGTGTCCATTCCCGGAGAAATCGCTGCAAACTGCGAACTTAACTTAGCCATTTGAGTAGCTTGTTCTTTTGAACTATAACCAAGCCTTGACCATGCAGAAGCCTGATTTATAATTTCAGCCGTAGAGACACCTAATTGTTTTGCTACATTGTTTGAGTCTTGATAGAACGCTTCAAGTTCACCAGAACTCATGGTTGTGGTTTTCTTCAGATCAACTAAAGCGGTGTCTAATTCCACAACACTATTGTACATATCTTTAATTCCACGTATTCCAGTAGAGATCAAAGCACCCATTCCGAATAGTGGACTTATCTTTCCAATATTATTGAATAATGTTCCTAAGAAACCTCTGCCAGTGTTCCCTTCCGCAGAAGCCAATGTTTTTAGTTCGCTAAATTGTGTTCTTAGGTTTTTTAATTCAGAAGCGGAAGTAACTTGTTGAAGTTTTTGTTGAAGCTGTTGTAGTTGAGTAGCATAAACCTTTGCAGCTTTCGTATTTTGATTCATCCATGTCTGTATTTGATTGCCAAGAATATTACGTCCAGACATTACAGACATTGTTTGAGTCGAATTTTTGACTTCCGCATTTAATTCTCTATACTTTAAATTTAATCTCGCAAGTTCTTGTTCAAGATTTTGGAAATTACGCATCTGCTCCCTTGGCGTAGCATTCCTATCAAAATTCTCTATCTGTGATCTTATGTTTGATAGTTGTGCAGCAAAACTACTTCCAGTTTGTCCAAGAGAAGCGAATTTGGTTTCGAGTTCAGATATACCAGTGTGCAATTTTTGCATACCAAGATCATTTATTCCTTGGTTGAAACCATTTGTAAATGACCTACCAGCATTTTGTCCGGCTCTTTGTACTACCTGAACGATGTTTCCAGTGTTGAGATTTATTTTGTCAATCTTGAAGTTATTAAGCTGGTTCAGTTGGTTTTGAATATTTGCCATACCTTGCATATCAAGGTCAACTGAAACTCGCTTGCCATTCAAAGCATCCAATCGTTGTTCAACGCTTGTCAACTGTTGGTCTTGTACATCAAGATTTATTGTTGCGTTAAAATCAGGCATACTTTTTCACCACTCCTTTCATTAGAGTTTTACAACTCCAGAAATGGAGTTTGTATAATTAAGAAAAATGTCGGCTACACGCCTCAATAAGTGCCTGTTCAATATCATGTTCTGATTTAGCCCAAAATCCGGGCTTACCAGCAATATGCGCACCACCAGCTTCAGCAGCATTAAAAACATCTTGCGCAGAAAAATAACTTGCATAAGGTGGGCTAAAAGCCGGGTTCGGAACTTTATATGAAACACCAGCCACATCAAGATAAATTCTTGCCGTGTAATGATTCCCGCCGCCTGAAACTCCTGTCGATCTTGTAGAATCGCCAAGTTGTCCAGTTCGTTTATACCTTCCAGTTCCAGCAGAAGAGTAAAAACTATGAACATTATTTTCAGTCGCAATTTTGCCTTTGCTTTCTGCTTCTGTAATTGCAGCCATTGCTTCTTGTTGTATTTTTTGTCTTATAGAATCCAGTGCGCCCATATCAACCACCCATATCAGAAATTGATCCTTCCTTACCTTCAACAAGACCATTCTTTGAAAAATACTTTCCAAATTCATCTGTCGCTTCAATGTCAGAATAGATATTGACAAGTTCTCCCGTAGACCACTGATTCCACTCTTGAATAATATGGTCTGGAATGTTATAACGTTTCATACGGGTAGTTAAAAAATGCCGCAAACTATGCCAGTAGAAGTCAACTCCTAATGCACGAGAAAAAGATTTCGCCCAACTATTCAAAGTCGCAACTTTCATCTGTTCCCAACCATCAGCAGATTTTGACACAAAAAGCCATTCGCTTTCTATACCCAATTCTTCACGTTCTTTCATCCATAAGTCATAATATTTTTTAAAGTCGCACAAAACATATTTATTTATCATTTTTCCGTTTTTGCCACGACCCTTAGTTTTTATTTTTGGTGTCATATATAAAGCACCATCGAATACTAAGTTATCGTCCGAGAAATACTCAACTTTGAATCTCAAAAGTTCAGATTTTCTCGCACCGCTCATTGCAGCCAAAGCAAAAACACACGCTTTTTGATATTTACCTTGTGCGACTAAATCATCTAAAAATTTATCCACCTCTTCATCTGATAAAACAGTCTTTTCTCTAACTGCTTCATTTGGTGGAGATTCTATCTTTTTAATCACGGAACGATAATTCTCAAAATCTTCGTCCTCGTCAGATAAGATATTTTCAATAAAGTTGGACATACTACTGACCGCCGATTTTACACGCCGTATTCTCTTTGCTCCCCAACCCCATTCATTTAGTGCAAAACCTTGAAAACGTGCAAACTCTCGTTTCTTAATATCAACAAAGTTCTTATCTCCGTTGTGTTCGAGATTCCACACGAAAAAAATATCTAAGTCATTTTTATATCCACGAATTGTACCCGGCGAACGATCAATAGAAGATAAGTAATCAAGAAAATCCTCTGCTAATTGTTTATTCTC